TCGGGTCTCATAAGTCTAAACAAAGTATAACACAAAAAAATAATTCTGTCAAATCTACTTCCCAAAATTCAAATATTCAAGATTTTGGGGAAAAGATAGGTGGAGCAAGAAAAGATTTATCTACTGGAAGAACTACTAATAATCCTGGAAAAGAAGTAATACACGATTATACAGTCAAGAATACGGATAATGGATATGCTGTTAATTTTAAGAATAAAGTACTAAAAGACGGTTTTAAGACACAGGCGGAAGCGGAACAATATATATTAGATTTTAAAAATAGTATAAAAGATAATAGAGCATTCGTACGTGAAGGAACTAACAGAGATGGAGAAACAAGTTATATGATCTTTTTAAGAAATCCAAGAACGCTTAAATCTCAATCTGTTGGGAAAATATTTAAAAATAAACAAGATGCAGAAAATTATGCAATGGCATTAAGTATGTATTTAAAAGATAATGGTAAGAATTTATTTAGACCTCAAATACAAAAAGTCCTTAGAGAAAATGCTAATAGTAAAAATGCTAATAAAGCAACAGGAGAAGACATACTTAAAAACTTTGGTTTCAAAGGTGGAGAATTTGGAAACTGGGTAACACAGAGCGAAAGACAACAATTTTTGAATTATGCACAAGATGCATTTACAGATTTAGCTGCAGCCTTAGATGTTACGCCAGATAGTTTAGGACAACAAGGAGCAATGAGCATTGCATTTGGAGCAAGAGGAAAAGGACTAACAGGAGCAGTAGCACACTTTGAACCAGCAAAAAAAGTAATTAATATGACAAGACTTAAAGGAGCTGGAAGTTTAGCTCATGAATTTGGACATAGTATAGACAATTATATATCAAGAGTTGGTGGATATGATGAAGACGGAATGGCAACAACTAACTTAAGAAATCCAAAACTTTCAGAAAATATGCAAAAAGCTGTAAGAGAAGTGGTAGATGCTATGCGATATAATGTATCAACAAATCAAGAAGAAGTTGACAAAAAGAATGCAATATATGAGAAAGCAAGAAAAGAAAATTTAGAATATAATTTAAGATATATAGACAAAGTATTTAATGGAGACGCACATAATTATAGGAGAATCAAAGGAAAGTATGAAGAAATTCCTATAAAAGTTACAGCAAAGCAAAAAACGGATTACCAAAAAATCAGAAATACTTTAATGGAAGGTGGACTAAAAGGAGATATTGACTATAAAATGACCGATACACGTTCTCTAAAAGCAGAAAAAATATATCCAGAACCAATTAATACTTTACAAAAAATGTATAAAGAAGTAGTAGGAAGAAAGATAGATGATGATACAGTTTATTCTATATACAGAAATGGAAAACCAACTAGACAAGTAACAGAGGTAAAGAGTGAAAGTGCTTATAGTAAAAGTGCATTAGAACTGGATAGAGAAACTGGAAGATCTGCAGCATATTTTTCAAGAATAGATGAAATGTGGGCAAGAGCATTTGAATCTTATATATCAGATAAGTTAAAAGCAAAAGGAATAAAAGATACTTATCTAGTACATAGTGTAAACAATAATGAATATGCATTATTTAATCCATTTCCAGCAGGAGAAGAAAGGAAAAATATCAATAAAGCATTCGATAATTTAATTCAAATAATGAAAGACGAAGGATATTTTACAGAATCAGAAGCACCACAGAACTACGACGAAGATACTGGTATTAGATATATGAAAACTAGCAAGAGCAATTATGACAGTCGAGGAAATAAATTATCTCCAGGACAAGTAAGATATTTCAAAGACAGTAAAGTACGAGACGAAAAAGGCAATCTTTTAGTAGTATATCATGGAACAAATAAAGGTGGCTTCAATATATTTAATGGTGGAACATGGGGAGTTAATTACTATACAGACAATAAACAAACAGCAGAAACTTATTTATCACAAAATGGATCTGACAATAAAATCTATGAAGGATATGTAAACATAACCAAACCACTAATTATAGATGCAGAAAATAGAAATTGGAGTGAAATATGGAGAGAATCAATAACTGATAAAGATGTATTAGATTTAATAGACAAAGATTTTAATAGAAAATATTCTCAGTATTCAACTACAGACATTGTAATAGCTGCAAAGAAAAGCAATAAATATGACGGAGTTATATTCCAAAATATTTATGACCATTCAAATAGTGCCAAAAAAGAAACCGTTACAGACTACGTTACATTTGATTCTAAGCAATTCAAAAATTTAAACAACGAAAAACCAACTTCAAATAGTGATATCCGATACATGAAGAAAAACAAAGAATCAAAACAATCATTGGCAAGTCAATTCGAAAAAATGACTGGAGACTCTATTACAAGAGCAAGTGCAAAATTAGCAGGAATTGAATTAAGAAATATGCAAAGGCAAAATGGTAATCTTGCTGGAGACCTTGAAGAAAATCCATATAGTAAAGAAGCAATGACTATATATAATAAATATAATAACAGTAAAGAATCTAGCAGTTATTTATATCATAGTACACCAAGAGAGAATCTACAAAGCATTATTGAAAATGGATTGACCATAGGAAATAAACAAAATCAAGAAGGAATCAGTTCTAAAGACAAAATATATTTAAGTACAACAGAAGAATTGGCAAAATCATTTACACCAAATGATAGTGTTACATTAAGAATAAATCCAAACTTTAAATTAGAAAATTTAGAAAATGATTTATTAGGTGGAGAAGGATCTTATAGTATTACTAACAATATTCCAGCTAATATGTTACAGATAAAAGAAAATGGAAAATGGATTAACTTAAATAACTATACAGACTATTCAGACAATAATAATCAAACAAGTAATATTTTCAAAGATTACAGTACATTTTATAGCAAAAATTCCGTAGATGATAAAAGATTCTCTAAATTCTTTAATGAACATAAAAGCGACTATGACGATTGGCAAAACATAGCAGTAGAAAGTGCGAAAAGGGATGGTAAATTAACAACAGATATATTAAACATAGATGATAATTTAGTAAAACTTACAACGACAAAAGAAGGAAATAAACTATATATAAATGAATTATATGTAGAGAAACCAAAAAAAGGCGTTGGAACAAAAGTTGTTAATATGCTAAAAGATTATGCTGATAAAGCTAATCTAACAATAGAGACTGATCGTGAATTGTCAACAGCTAAAGAATTCTGGGATAAAACATTAAATAGAAATATAAAGGACAATCAAGGTAATACATTATCTAAGCAGCAACAAGAATATTTTGCAAATAGTAAAGTAAGAGACGAGAATGGTAAATTAATGGTTTTACATCATGTAACAGACAAGAATTTTAATGTTTTCGATTCTAATGCATATGGAAAAAATACTGGAGAAAAACTATTAGGCATTTATTTATCTGCAGAACCAATAGGAATTTATGGAGATGTTGATATGCAAGTATATGCTAATATAACAAATCCAGTAACAAAAAATGATAAAAATATAACAAAGCAACAATTTATGGAACTACTAAAAGGACATTCTACAGAAAGCAATGCTGAGAATGCATGGAGATACTTTAAAGATTCTAACGACTTAACAATATTAGAAAAAATATTAAGCTTATATAAACATAATAGGGAATATATAAATCCACAAGAATTTTACGATAATGTAAAAAGAGTAACAAACTATGATGGAGCAATTTACGATAATTATGCTAATGATAGAATTTCTTTTGTAGCATTTAATTCTAATCAAATAAAAAACATAGATAACACCAATCCAACATCTAATAATGATATTAGATTCGCAAAAAGAAAAGCTGTAGATGAAAATTTGAGAAATGCAGAAAGAGGAGAATCTTATATTGAACAAGAAATACAAAAAATAGAAAAGACTGGAGATTGGGATAATTCAATTCCAGTAACAAGACTATCTGATATAAGAAAAACTATTGAAGATTATCTAGGATTAGGAATTAAAAAAGGACATTTTAGACAAGATGCTTATGCTATCTATAAAGGTAATAATGATGTTATAAGAACAAAAGAATATAAAGATATGGACAGTATATTACACGAAACAGGACATGCAATGGATTTAGGAAAGAGACTAAATGTAGATAAAGAAGCAATTGCAGACGAATTATTAACAGCTATAGATAAATTAGGTGGCTATGAAGGAGAAACAAGAACAATAAGACTAGAAGAAGGATTTGCAGAAGTAATAAGAGAGTATTCTATTATTCCAGAACAAGCCAAAAAAGATTATCCACAAACAATTGCAGTATTAGAAGAACTAAGAAGAACAGATAAAAAATTCAATGATTTCATAACTAAAGTACAGCAACAATCTTATAATTACATACACCAAAATCCTAGAAATAGGACATTAAGTAATTTAAGTATTGGAGAGCAAACAGATAAATCTAATATTACTAAAAATTTAATAAAGCAAGAAGTAATGAGAAATATTTACGATAAAGATTTTGTTGTAAAATCAGCAGTTAATGAATTGGCAAAAGCTAACGGAAAAACAGCTAACCAAATCAAAGCAAGTGAAAATGCTTACTATTTAACTAGATTAGCTTCTGGTAAAACAGATAAAGTAATTTCAATGCTAAGTGATGGATATGTTGACGAAAACGGTAAAAAACTTTTCCCTGGTCTAAGCCAAATAGGAGATATACTAGGTAATGATCCAAAAAGATTTAATGATTTAAGAGCGTACCTAGTAGCAAGAAGAGATTTGGATTATAAAGCAAAAACATTAAAGACTGGCATTAGAACAATGGACAGCAAAGCAGTTATTCAACAGTTTAGCAATGATAAACAAATACAAAAAGCAGCTCAGTTAGTATATGACACATTAGATGGAATAATGCAATATGCAGTTAATAATGGCTTAATATCACAAGAAAGTGTAGAAAAAATTAAACAAAGTAATGCATTCTATGTTCCTATGCAAAGAGTTTTAGAAAACAAAGGAAATCAAATAGGTAGAAAAGGAGCAGTTGCAGATATAATCAAGAAGAGAACTGGTAGTGAATTAGACGTAAAAGATGTTTTAGAAAATATTATTGTTAATTCAAGTAACATTATTCAACAAGTAGAAAATAATAACGTTCTAAAAGCATTCTACAAAGAAGGACAAGAAAGCGGATTAACTGGAGCAGTTTATGATGTTATAGATACACCTTTAGTTAAGATTGGAACAGCACAATTAGCAACATGGGAAAATGAATTAAAGAAACAAGGAGTAAATACAGCAGACTTAGATTTAGAAAAAACTATAGATTTATTCGCACCAAACAATAAAGTTGATCCACAAAACTTAATTACAAGTTTCGTAAACGAAAATGGGAAAAGAGTATATTTACAATTTAACGATGAGCTATTATTCAATTCTTTAATGAACATGGATAAAAAGTTCATGAGTCAAGTGTTAAAAATCAATAGCAAAATGAATATGCCACTAAGATATGGAGCTACAATGGCTAACTTAGGATTTGCAATACCAAATATGATTTCCGATACAGCACAAGCCGCAGTATATTCAACAGCTGGATTTATACCTGTAGTAGATAATGCATTAGGCGTTTTAGATATTTTGGCAGCAAATAATAAGACAGTTAGAAACTTTGTTAATAGTGTAGCACCAGAATATGCTAAGAGAATAAATACTTTATATTCACTATATCAACAGTCAGGAGCAACTAATTCAAGCAGAATGTCGCAATACAGAGAAAGTACTCAAAATCTTATGCAAGATGTGTATGGAACAAAATCTAAAACATTAGGAATTAAAGAAAAATTTAAGCCATTAAAAAGATTATTAGATATTCTTACATATATACCAGAAATATCAGAACAATCAACAAGATTTAGAGTATTTGAAAAAAATTATAACTACTATAAGAGAAAAGGAAATACTGAGACAGATGCAAGAATATTAGCAGCCTTAGAATCGAGAGATGCAACACAAGATTTTGGCAGAACAGGAAATATTACAAGAGAAATAAATCAATTAATACCATTCTCAGCAGCTAGAGTAGGAAGTGCATATACATTTGCAGAAAAAATAAAAGCAAATCCAAAACAAGTAGGATTAAGAATAGCAGTATTGACAGCATTGGCATTAGCAATTAAAGGTATGGGATATGATGATGACGAAATAGACGAACTTAATAGACGTAAAAAAGATGATAATTTTGTTCTAAGAATGGGAGATAATATAGTTACTATTAAAAAACCACAAGGTATTTTAAGAAGCATTATAAATCTAACAGAATACATAGAAGATTTATCAACAGGTCATATAGAAGAAGGTAAAGAAGGAGAAAGACTAGAACAATGGCTTAATAATGCAATTATGGATAATATGCCAGCAGATGAAGTTACAGGATTAGTTCCAAATGCAGTAGCACCAATAATAGAAAATGCACTAAATAAAGACTTTTACTATAATACAGATATTGTTAAATCATACGATCAAGATTTACCAGATTCCGAGCAATACTATGATTATAATTCACAACTGGCTATCTGGTTAGGAAAAATATTTAATTATTCTCCAGCTAAAATAGACAATTTAATTTCTGGATATTTTGGAGGATTAGGAACATCAGTAACAGGAGCAATGGATTATGTATTAGGCAAAGCAGGAGCTATACCAGAAAAACCAGAAATGGGAATAGAACAAAATACTATAGGAAAAAGATTTATAGTTAATGTAAACACTAATAGTGAAAGTATTGATGAAGTTTATAATAGAAAAACAGAACTGACAAAATTAAAAAATGGTGGTACAATAACATCAGCAGAGGAAAAAGAATTAGAAAAAATAAATTCAGCTATATCTAATATGTCAGATCTAAATAAACAAATTAAAGAAATAAAGAAAGACTTAACAATGTCAGGAGAAACAAAGGCAGAAAAGATAAGAGTATTACAGCAAGAAAAAACTGATACAGCAAGACAAGCACTAGGCAAAACATTAATACACCCAGGCAATGAAGCTAAAATCGAAAGCACTCAATTCTATCCTAATACAACACTTAAAAAGAATGGTTATACATTAACACTTAACTCTCAACAACAAAAAGAATATGAACAATATGCAGCAGATTTTTATAATAAATATAAAAAACAGGGATTATACAATGAAGAAAAATTGAACGACATAAAATCAAAAGCTAAAGACTATGCGAAAGATCAAATGTTTAAAAAATATAGATCAGATATAGTCAAGACTAAAAAATAAAATTGAAAAGGCTATTGCACACACGCAGTAGCCTTTTTGCCTTTTTTTGAGGGGAGGTGGAAAAGTTGGAAAAAGAACTAAACGACTTCAAAATCGAAGTACTTACACAACTTGCAGTCATTAACGATAAGTTAGATGGCTACAATAAAACACAAGAGATAGCCTTACAAGCCGACAATCGCAGTAAACAAAACGAAAAAGATATTAAAGAAATTAAAGACAATAATAAGTGGACATTTAGAACTTCAATAGGAGCATTAATTGTAAGTGGAATTGGAATAGTTTTTGGTATATTCCAAAAAGGTTTTGGTATGTAAAGGGGGAATGAATATGTTAGATAAGCTTAAAAAATTAATTGATGTTAAAAGTATAGTTACTTTATTACTAACAATTGTAGTTTGCATTCTTACTTTGAAAGGACAATTTGATATTAAAGAAATATACTTAATGATTATAGCATTTTATTTTGGTACACAACACCAAAAGAACAATGGTAAAAAGGAGGAATAATTATGGGCATGAGAGGAATTGATGTTAGCAGTTGGCAAGAATATATCAATTGGGATTTAGTTAAAAATCAAATTGATTTTGCCATACTAAAACTAGGAAATATTGGAGACAATACAAAATTTTGGGTAGATAAATTTTTTGAACGCAACTATAATGAGTGTACCAGATTAGGTATTCCTGTAGGAGTATATGTATACTGTTATTCAAACGAAATACCTAATGCAGAAGTTGCAGCAAGGGAAATAGTCGCATATCTATCTAATAAAAAAATACAGTTACCAGTATATATAGATATGGAAGATGACGAAATTAAAGTAGAGGGCAGAGATAAACTTACTCAAATCTGTATTAGTTTTAATACAATAATAGAACAAGCAGGACTATGGGCTGGAGTTTATGCTAATTTAGACTGGTTTAATAATTATTTAAATAAAAGTGCTTTAGTACCTAGATATACTAGCTGGATAGCACACCCTGAAAATGCAAATAACCTTGATAAATATAAAGGTCAATATGATATGTTCCAATATTCATTTAAAGGTCAAATTGGTGGAATTTCTGGTAATGTAGATATGAACTATTTATACAGAGATTTAGTATCAGAAATTAATGGATCACAACCTATTCAACCTGTAAATCCTAAAAAATCTAATGAGGAAATTGCAGATGAAGTAATTGCGGGAAAATGGGGAAATGGAGATGACAGAAAAAAATCATTATTAGCAGAAGGTTACGATTATGATGCCATACAGGATATTGTAAATGAAAAAATGGGATATCATAAAGAAAAAACTTATGTAGTTAAACCTGGAGATACATTAAGTGCAATTGCTGCAAAATATGGAACAACATATCAAGAAATTGCAACAAAAAATGGAATATCTAATCCGAATTTGATATATCCAGGACAAATTTTAAAAATATAAAGGAGGAAAAATATATGTTAAAAGGTTTCACAGAAAATGGAGAAGTAAAAAATTTATTAGTAGATGAAAATGGAAATTTAAAAGTTTCTATGGAAGGTGGTAGTGGAAGTGATTCAACAACAATAAATAATACATCAGAGAATCCTGTTCCAGTAAGTCTTTCAGAAGAAATTGAAACGACATTGTACTCAGGCTTAGAATATGTGGGAGCAGCGGCAGATCCAACTTATCCAACTACAATTAGTGTAAATAAAAAAGTAACTTCTATAGATATAGCCAATTATAGCGAAGACGGTTATGTATTAACAGCAACAATTGGAAATAAATCTTATGATATAGGTGCTGGTATTGCAGTTACATTACCTATCAATGCTAATGTTCAAGATGTTGTATTATCAGTTATACCTGGTTGCCCTTTACAAGCACAAATTATAATAAAAGGAGTGAATTAGATGGGAATTCAATTTTTAAGAAAAAATACAAATGTAATATATGAAGAAATATACGACGATACAGAAAGACAAATTGGAACATGGTTTAATATACCAATATATAGAAAAGTAATTAAAATAACACCTACCGAATATAACGAACTAACATCAGATGGAACTAAAAAAATGTTGCCATTGAATATGAATATTGATTTAATGTTAAAAGCAAATATAACAGTTAAATATCAAGATACAAATATTAATACAAAAACATTTTTTATGCATTCAATTAGTTCTGGAAATTATGAAATAGGAGTTAATAATTGTATTAATAATGAATTACAAATTTATGTTGGTTCTTCAGTTTTGCCAAATATTGTAGATTACATATATATTACATTAGAATACACCAAAAGAAACATATCATAATAAAAAGCAGTCTTAACGACTGCTTTTTTGTTCTAAAATATTAATAAAATTTTGTAATTTTTGGTTTTCTATATCATCTTGTTTTTTTAATTCTTTATCTTTTAAATCTTCTTTATATTTATCACTATTTTTATATAAATAATTACCTAATAAAACAAATGGTAATGAGAATATTATAACAATTAATGCTTTTAACATAATAATCATCTCCTCTTATTTTATAAATATATATTTAAAACATTCTATAAAAATTAGCGATGGAGCAATAATTAACCAATTTAAGAAAAAATACATAATAAAATATCCAATTTTTTCGATTATATTTGATTTTTTAAAATCTTCCAATGCTTCTTTGTCTTGAAAAGGCTTACTTATTAGTTTAGCAATAAAAGGTAATACTATTGTTATTACTATCATTATTATTATTCTAATTACTATATCCATATTAATCACTTCCTTTACTAGAAGTCCTATAAATACGGTTAATACTTATATATTTAATTATATCATAAAATTTTAAAAAAGTCCAATTTGACATAATGTATAAATAGGAATATAATTAACTCTATGTTTACATAATCTGTGAAAGGAGTTGAAAATGGAAAAAAATAATCCAAAAGTATTAAATGATTTTTTAAATTACTTAATTTCAGTTAAAGGTTATTCTATTAATACAATACAGTCTTATAATTCAGATCTAATATTGTTTTTTAGATTTATCCAAATGTATATGAATATTCCAATTGCAATAAAAGAGTTTAATCAATTCATTTTATTACAAGTTAGAGAAGCAGATATATTGGCATTTTTAGTTAATTGTAATTATTCCAAAGACAACAACCCATATACAAGACAAAGAAAATTGACTGCAATAAGAAGTTTTTATAGATGGTTATTGCCGTCGTTTCGTGGAGGAATAAACAAAAAAAATCCAGCAGATAATATTAAAAATATAAAAAAGATAGTAAGATTACCTAAATATTTAAGCCTAGAAGAAGCTAAAAAAATACAAAGGATTTATACCAAAGAGAACAGTAGATATCCATTAAGGAATAATCTAATTATTAGTTTGTTTTTAAGCACAGGAATAAGATTATCAGAATTAATTAATATCAACATTAAGGATATTAATTTTGAAAATAGCAGTATTAATATAATAGGGAAGAACAACAAAGAAAGAATAGTATACTATAACGAATACTGTAAAAAACAATTAAATCTCTATTTAAGAAATAGAAATGCTAAGAGTACAGATCCATTGTTTATAAGCAATCAAAACAAAAGAATAAATAAAGTAACAGTAAAAGATATTTGCGAAAATGCCTTTAAATTGCTCAATTTAGCAGATAAAAATTATACACCGCATACATTAAGGCATACAGCAGCAACAATAATATATTCAAGAAATGCAGACATATTACTATTAAAGAGTTTTTTAGGTCATGAAAGTATAAAAAGTACAGAAATTTATACACATTTATGTTCGAAACAGATAAAAGAAGCAGTCGAAAGGAATCCATTAAGTAATTTTATAATTAATAAAAGATAGGGGGAAGTATAATGTTAGAGTTTGATACCGATTTAATAAGAAAAAATAAGATAGAGTTATTAGATTGTCAAGTGGATCTAATATTAAAGAGTTTAGAAATGTATAGTTATATGTATCAATTCATTTATCCTAGAAGCAATAAATCACTAACTAATGAAGAAAATTTAAGAGTGTCATTAGTAAGAGATACATTTGAACAAATTTTAAATCAATTTAATGATTCTAAAAATAGAAACAAAATTACTGAAACAAATAATTTAAAAAAATTTGCATAAATTTATTGACAATATTTTTTGTTATATGATAATATATTAATCAATAAAGCGACTTTTTTCTGGCACAAATAGAAGTAGTAGGGCATATATTATAAAGTATATGCTATAATTCTAATACATAACATTGCACAAAATCAAAGCTATGTAAGGGTTTCCTACACATTGCATAAATAATATTTGATAATAAACGTAAAAGAAAAAAGTCGAAAAAGACTTTTATTTTTTTTACGTTTTTTGTATTTTAGAACATTTTAAAGCAAAAGTCAATATTCAATATAAGGAGGGGGTTCTATGCTTTGATATTTGCACACTTATGCTAATAGTTATTTAAAGGAGAGAAAGACTAATGCAAAAGGATAGTTTTGTTTTTTACAAGAGTTTTTATAATGCTATAAAAAAATTACCAGAAGAATATCAATTAGAGATGTATAATGCAATCACATATTATTGTTTTGAAGGAAAAGAACCAGAGAATTTATCAGGAATAGCAGAGGCAATGTTTATCTTAATGAAACCTAATATTGATAATGCAGAAAAACGTTACAATGCTAGTGTTGAGAACGGAAAGAAGGGTGGAAGACCTAAGAAAAATGAAAACCTAAAAAAACCTAACAAAAACCTAACAAGAACCAAAATAAAACCTAACACAAACCTTAATGCAGATGATGATGTAGATGTATATGTAGATGATAATGTAGATGTATATGTAGATGATGATGTAGATATAAAAGATGTAATCAGCAGCTATGAAAATAATATAGCACCTATTACAGATATTACATTGCAGATACTCATGGAGTATTGCAATATTTTAAGTCCAGCATTAGTCCTAGAGGCTATAAAAAAAGCAACAGTTGCCAATGTTAGAACAGGCAGATACATAGAAGGTATATTAAGGAATTGGCAAAATAAAGGTTTTAAAAAGTTAGTTGATGTAAAAAACGAAGAACTGGATTTTAGAAGAGCTAAAGAAGAATTAAATCCAGAAGAAACAGACGAAGAAAGAACGAATAGAAAATTAAAAGAATTGGAGGAACATGTAAATGCAAACTCAGGAATTTATTGAAGCAACCAGGAGATTAGAAAAGTATTATAACAAAGAATATACATCAGAACAGATAGGAATTATGTATGATGAATTAAAACATTTAGATATTGAAAGATATAGACAATTAATCTCAGCAGCATTACGTAAATGTGTAAATAAACCTAAAATAGCTGATTTCTATATGCTAGATCAAGAGTTGCCATATAGTACAAATGAAGAACAAGCAGAAGTTATAGAATGCAAAAAATGTAATAGTACAGGTTATGTAACATATAAAAAATTTATAACAGATGGTGGCAAAAGACTTGAATATATTTATGCAGCAAGATGTGATTGTGAAAATGGAAATAATGCTCAAAAAAGAGTTCCAACTGCTCATCAATTAGGTTTAAGAGTTTGATATTTGCATTAATAGAAAAATGGAAGATGAAGAAGATTATATTGAAGATGACGAAGATGGAAATATTTTCAAGCTGATAGAAGAAGAATGTTATTACGATGATTTATGGTTAGCAGAAAAAGAAAGGAAAGAAAAAGCGATGAATGAAATATTAGATTTTATCAACAGTAATCTAGTTAAGATTATGAGAAAAGGTTCAGGTAGATTAGATTACGTTACAGAAGATAAAACTAGGATTAAAATATATAAATGCGGAAAAGCAGTAACAAGAATAGATATTGTAAAGGAGGAAAAATAAATGGCATTAGAAAGTTATGAAGATTTAAGAAAAGTAAATGTTAGTAAATGGACAGACCAAAGAGATGGAGCAGATTATTTGAATTGGGCTAAAGTTATAGATTTATTACACGAACATGGAGCTACAGTAGTATATTTTGAGCCTGTAGTAGATGAAAGGACAGGAAGCAGTCTCTTTATGACTGATCAAGTGTTTACTGATAAAAATGGTACAACCAACAGAGTCTATGAAACAGCAGTAAAAGTAGTTATAGATGATTTAGTTTTTATACAAAGAGGAGCAGTAATGAATGGAAGTAATCCCGTTAAAGATAATTCTATGACACAACAGCGATTATGGAATTGTCAAACTAGACTTTTTGTAAAAGGAGTTGCAATTAGAACAGGACTTGGATTTGATTTATGGCTTAAAAACGAAGAAAAAGAAGAAAAAGACAATTGGGAAGATGATTTATCTAAACATAATTTATTTAAAATTAAGGACAGAATGCAACAATTAGTAACACAAAAAATGAGACATGGTATTTCTGTTGCAAAGATATCAGAAAACCTTGGGATAACAGAAGAAGAGTTCAAAAACTATTTTACATATTTTGATGTATTGGCAAGATTAGAAAACAGAATTGGAGAAATGAAAGAATGATAGCTTCACAAGATAGAAGTTATTATATAGGCTGTTCAGATACAAGTATGGTCGTTGGAAATTGGGAAACAAAAACATTTGAAAAGTGGTGGCTTGAAAAAATTGGAATAGCAAAAAACAATATTACAACTGATGCAATGATTGCTGGAACTTATTATGAGCATAAAATACTAGATGCATTAGAAATTGAAAATTTAAAAAAGGACAAGCAAATCATAATTGAAGATTTAAGATTAAGAGCAAATCTTGATGGAAATACCAATACTTGTATCTATGAAGTAAAAACACATAATGCCAATAAAGAATTTAAAGTGTCAAAACAATATTGGAGACAAGCACAAGTAGAAATGTTTGCAAGCCAAATACACAAATTATATATAGTTTCATATGCACTAGAAGAAAAAGATTACAACAATTATTTCAATTCAATTGACAAAGATAGACTAAAAATGACAGAAATAGAATATGATCAAGATTTTATAGAAAATGAATATATACCAAAGTTAAAGATATTAGCAGAGTGTTTAAAAAAAGGAGAGTTTCCAAATGGAGAAAAAAGTATATGTTGAATGGGCTTTTACAGAAAACGAAAATGAAAAAGCTAAGATAAACAGAGAAATATATAGAGAATTAACTGAAAAACACAAAATTCATCAAGGCATAGAAAAATATAATTCAGAAACCAGACAGATGGAAAAAATAAATTTTGATGAGTACGATTTGATCTATGAAAGAAAAGCAGGATACGCACACGGAGAGTATTTTATAAAAAAGAATACAACAAATTTGACATCAGATGAATTAGCTTTGATATTTGATGGTGGCAATTTATGTTTTGGATATAAAAAAGAAAGTAGTACTTTTTACTACATATTTGAAGATTAAAGAGGGAGAAAAATATGGAGAATAAAATGTTAGCTTTAAAAGTCTATGATGTAGACTATAGCTTTATAATTAAAAATTATTTAGATGAAAAATTGTGGGAAAAAGAATGGACAATATTTATATACAAAAAATTTAAAGTGATGTTAAGGCTTGATTCAATCAATGTAAAAACTAAAACTATATGGTTTGAAGTCTTTATTGATGATAATAACGAAGAAAATAAGAGCTGGAAAACTAGAGTAAGTGATACTTTTAAATATACATTATCAATAAATGATATTAATATATTAAAAAATTCGCTTAACTCTACAGTATTTGGATTAATAAAAACAATTGAAGAAGAAGGATATATTGAAAATACTGAAAAATATAATCAACTTGATGAAATGAGAATAGAAGAAAGAGATAGATTAAACCAAATAGCAGAAGATTTTCTTGATAATGAAGGAGTAACAAATGAAGAAATAAGAGAGGCATATATAGATTATTACATAGACAAAAACGAAAAAGTATATGATTTAAAGAATGATTATGTATCAGAAATGAAATATACAATTTTAACAGATTTCTATGTTGCATTTTTAGATGCCGTAAACGATAAAGAAAGATTAGAGATTATTAAATTTAAAGTAGGACAAGTTGAATTAGAAAAAATCTTAAGTGAAATAGAAGAATATAAAGAATATATGGAAACAGAACAGTTTGAAAATGATATGCAAGATAATTTAGAAGAAATATAGGTGATGTATATGCTTACTACAGGAATAATAACAGATATAGGAATAGATTATAAGACACGAAAATCAAAAATAAGCTTACTTTTAGATACAAAGGAAATAGGAATAGTAGAACAGCTAAAAAATGAAAATAAGCTAAATGTCGAAATAAAGAAGTGGAGAAAAAAAAGGTCATTAGATAGTAATGCTTATTGCTGGGGTTTATGTGATGCAATTGCAAAGAAATTAACTGTACCAGATGCAGTAATAACAAAAGAAGATGTTTACAGAGATGCAATACTACACATAGGAACTTTTGAAACAATGATTTTACCAGAAAAAGCACTTGAAAGATGGACAAGAATCTGGAATAGTCAAGGAATAGGTTTTTTAGTTGAAGAAGTAAGCAGAAAAGATAAATGTGTAAAAGTTAATTGTTATTATGGATCAAGTACATATGATTCCAAAGAAATGTGGTTATTAATCCAGCTGCTAATAGATGAAGCCAAAAAGCAAGGAATAGAAACAAAGCCTAAAGAAGAATTAGAAAGTATGATGAAAGAGTGGGAGAAAAATGTTAGTAAAAGATTTAAGCAATAGTTTTAATCCTGTACCAAAACCAACTAAAACCATAAAAAATAAATCAAATAAGATAAAACAAAAAAGCAGTAAATTAGCCAAAGCCGAAAGAAACAGATTTAGTATTTTAACAGAGAATATGGAAAAATGTTTCTTCTGTGAACAGAAAAAAAACGAAATTCACGAAGTTTTTCGAGGCAGGAACAGACAAAAATGTATGAAATGGGGATTGGTTGTACCAATATGCGTGAAACATCATAGACAAATTACAGACGATAAAGAGTTTAGCAAAGTATTAGAAGATATTGGAAGAATCAGATTCGTAGAAAAATACGGAGAAGAAAAATTTGTTGAAGAATTTAAGTAGTGGAGATGAAAAATGATAAATTCAAACGAACGAACAGTAAGAATAACTGGAAATAAAGATGTAATACAGAAAGATTTGAAAAATATAATACAGACTCTTGTTGTCAGTACGAAATTATTCACGATAAGAGATATAAAAAAGATTATTAAATACTCTTGTCGAAAGAATAAAACTACAAAAATCGACAAAATTATAGAAAAACACTACAAGAAAAAACGAATGAAGGAATTAGATCAGCTTATAATCGAGCTAAAAAGAAAGGATAAGAAAAATGGTATTTAAGATTCAAAAACCTATATTTTCTACAGAAGAAGATTTTTATTTAGCATATAACAAGAAACAGAGTATTATTTTAAATGATATACAAGTAGGTCAATATCCACAGTTAGATGATATGTTTGAAGATGATTTAAAGATATATGTTGAAGGGTATATTGATCGTAAAGGTAGATTTATTATAAAAAGAAAAACAGAAAATCAAGATTGGTAATAAAGGAGAAATTAAAAATGGATATATTGAAACAAACAAATGAAATTAAGGAAATATTAGATCCACAATATTTTCATACATCAATTAATATTAAAAATAAAAATGAAATAGAATGGTTTATTTACTACAAGAATTTACCCCAAAGAGTTTATTATTCATCAAAAAATAAGCCAATTCTAACAAGTAAAAAGAATGATATAGAAGATATTTATGTATTAAAAGAACGATTTGAAAAAGAAAAAACTAATGAATTTAATAATAACTTAGCAGAAATCTTAAACATGAATTTTACGATTTATAATATGGCATCAGATATAAAAAGATATGTACTTGTATCTTTTCAGATTATTTTATTATTACTATTAGGATTTGTTTTACTTAATGGCTTAAATAGTGAATACAAAAGATTTATTATATCAGTTTATAATCTTGCCGTAACATTAATAGTTAGTTTTATTTCTATAAAAGTTCATAAAAAAATTTCTGAAATCTCACAACAAACACAAAGAAAAATACAAGAAGATATATTGAAAGAAAAGATACGACATCAAGGATTGTATTTTGTCGAAAAAATTAAAAAAGGAGAAGTAGAAAATGCAACTAACCAAAAAACAAGAAAAAAAATTAACAAAAGTATTTAATGATCCGAAGAAACTAAGAAAATGGATTGATGACGTATATCAAGATATGATTAAAAATTGCGAAAAAAAGAGTATGGATTTAGTTAATGAATATTTAGATTTATATAGTATAGCAGTTGCTTATACTTTGAGATATGTTTGTGGATTTGGTAGAAAAAGATTACCAGAAGTAATGGGCAGAATATGGGATAACGTAGATGCTTTTCGCAAAGATTATTTAGATATTAGCGATTGTGTTGAAGAATTACAAAAATATGGGATTGAATTTGAAACTATCATAAAAAATAATGAGGATAAAAAAGATGGAAAATGAAATTTGGATTGACGTAATAGGATATGAAGGTAAATATCAAGTGTCCAATACTGGAAAAGTAAGGAGTCTAAATTATAATAATACAAGAGGACTTGTAAGAGAATTAAAACAAAAGATTAATAGATATGGATATATGCAAGTGTCATTATCTAAAAATAATATAAAAAAAGATTTTATGGTAGGAAGATTAGTAGCAACACATTTTATACCAAATCCAAATTATAAAGATGTAGTAATCCATTTAAAAGATAACAAAGATAATTCTGTAGAAAATTTAAGATGGGCTTATCATAGCGAAAGCAAACATAATATGTATAACAAAGGTAGTAGAAAAATAGGAAAGCCAACATATACCAAAATAACTTACAAAGGAAAAAACTACAAGAATTATAGTTCAATAGCAAAAAATAAAGGAATAAATATAAAATCATTCTTTAATAGAATGTATTTAGGCTGGAGTCTATATGAAGCAATAGATGTTCCAGTAGGAAGGAGAAATAATGAAAAGTAAGGAAGAAATGTCTCCAAAAGAGAAAAGAGAAAAGATAGAAGAATTAATATTAACTAAAGATTATGGAGAAACATTATCTTATGAAGAATTAAATGCAATATTACAAGAAAATTTAGAAGATTATAAAGGCAGAGTGAATTTCAGACGACAAATGAACAAGGTAAAAAATGAATTGTTTGAACAAGGATATATTATAAGACCAGTATATGGAGTTGGATATTATATATTACAACCTAATCAAATATCTAGTTATACATATAGGAATTATGTTACTAAGCCTATTAATTCATTTAAAAAAGCAAGAACAATATTAGATAATGCACCAAGAAAACAACTTAAAGGACAGGAAATAACAGAATTTAAAACAACTTGTGAATTAAACGAAGCAATGCTATATGCAGCTACAGAATTAATTAATTCAGATGAATATAAAATATTAAATAAATAAAGGAGTTACAGAATGGAAGCAAAGTGGATAGGAAAACCATCTCCAAAATCAATGCATAAAGGGACAGGGTGGTTTGCAGAATTAAATAAGGCATATGTATATAATGGAGAATATGCAGCAATGACAAGAGAAATTAATACAAGATGGGGTAAAGTTATACATTGTGCGGTTAGAAATACAGACGGAACAGAAATATCATGGAAAGATAAACAATGGATTAAAGATTCTCTATTTGGAGAAGATAGAATTGCAATAGAAGTATTTCCAGCTAAAGATAGATTAGTAGATGCTGCAAATATGTATCATTTATGGGTATTTCCAAAAGGTTTTGAGTTACCTTTTGGAATCCATGATGATGATGTAAGCGAAAGGGGCAAAAATGGATAAAAAGAACGCAAACACAGATACAACTTATTGTAAAGGAGAAAATTGTTCTAACAAGTGCTGGAGACATATTTGGAATTATAAATTTGATAATGACAAAGCTTATTGGTTTATGGAATATTGCGAAGAAGAAATGAAAAAAATAGAAAATTGGAGAAAGATAAATGAGTAGATTTTTAACAAAAAAAGATGATGGAACATATTTACAAGAAATTGAAAGCATGGAAGTATGCAGATGGAGAATAAATGATGTCTGCTGTAATGATCAATGCGATTGTTTAGGAGATTTTCCGTATCCAAGATCTATATGTGAGGACGAATGGGCATGTGGTTGTTACGAAAAGGAAGATGGGATAATTGGAAAGGAAAAGAAATAATGAATTTTGAAGAAATTAAAAAGATGGACAAAAAAGAATTTGAACAATTTGTGTTTAAGATTCAAAGTAGCAATCAAAAATTTTGTGTAAGATGCGGAAATTTTACACTAGACAGAATAACCATATCAGTAGCAAAAGAAGGAAACAGTCCAAGAAAGTTATGTAATATGTGTAATAACTGTTATGCTGATATGTTAGATTATTTAAGTATAAGCGATATAGAGGAGTGAATTGTATGCGAAAAGAATTTGCAATATATAAAGGCGAAAAACAACTTTTTGTAGGAACAATAGAAGAATGTATGAAACATTTTAATGTAAAAAAACGAACAATACAATTTTGGGCATGTCCAGCAAATATTAAAAGAGCAGATACAGGAATAAGACCAGGAAGAAAACCAAGGAAAAGAGAATGTTCTGGAGTAAAGGTAGCAATAAGATTATATTAAGGAGGAAATATGAAAAGAAAAATAATAGAAATATATGTTGAAGAAAAACCAGAAGATGATACAGTTTCATTTGAATTTGTGAAATGTGAAAACACAGAAGTTGCAGATAATACAATGAAAATGCTTATGATGGTATTAAGTAAATACAAAAGAGAAGAAGACGAAATTGAAGCGGAATTTGAAGAAAGGGGAAAAGATGAATGATAAAATATATAAACCCCAATATATTAAATGAAGGCAATCAGATGGAATTAATACAAGATAATGAAAATCCGATGAAAAGAGTTGTTAGATGTAATAATTGTGGATTACCTACTGAATATGGAATGACAAGAATGTGTAGTGGATTTGTAGGCTGTGATAATAAAATAAAAGTAAATGGTAAAAAAATAGAGTGTTATTTTGATGATTTAATGCCAAGAGTAATGAAATACAAAAATAGTGATAATGAAAAAGAACGCAGTTTATATAGAACAGGTAAAGTATATAGATGGAGAGATAATATAAAGGAGTAAGTATGGAATGTCGGCTAGTAAAGAATATTTAAGAGAATATAGAAAACGAAATAGACAAGAAATTTTAAAATATCATAAACAATGGAGAGACCAGAATAAAGACAAAATGAATGAGTATTATAAAACAAATTTTAAAGGAAGAAGTCTTCCAGATATAGACAACCGAGAGTATGTTACATTGCAATCAGATTTAAAAGGGAAAAAATATGGAGAATGGTTAGTATTAGACGAAGTTCTTGAAAACACAAATAAAAGAAGATATTTGCTAGTTCAATGTAGCTGTGGAAACATTAAATATATACAAAAACATACCGTATTAAGTGGAGAATCAACTAGTTGCGGGCATTGGAGAAAAAGGAGGAGAATAATATGGAAGAAGAATATATTTATAGAATAAAAAAATCTTTAAATTTGTCAACATTAAACGGTAGTCCTACATGTACTATAAATAATGCTGATTTAGTTGCCTTATTAGAAAATTATAATACCTTCTATTCGTTTTACAAAAATAGATAGTATTGTTTAGGAGGACTAAATCAAAATGAATAAAGACCAAAAAATAGAACCTTTAAATGAAGAAATAAAAAAATTTTTAGAACCTTATATAAAGAGGTGGTTAAATGAATAAAGAAGAAAAAGAAGCTATTGAAAGATTAGATAGAAAACTTACAAGTGAAAAATTTACTAAAAATATAGGAATGCCAGTATATATAAAAGATGTCGAAATAGTATTAAATCTAATCGAAAAACAATCTAAAGAAATAGAAGGATTGAAAGTACGAAACAACAAATTAGCACAATGTCATTTTAGATATGAAGAAATGACAGGAATAGACTTATTATTACCTGATAAATTAGAATATACTAGTAATGACAAAATAAAAGCGAAAATAGAAGAAGTACAAAAAAGACTTGAAGAAGAAACAAGAACTGATTTTTTAATTATATTACGCATTTTAGAAAATGAATTGCAATCACTTTTAGAAAAGGAGTAGATATATGTTATCAATAAGAGATTATTTAGAATTGAAGAAAATATATAACTATTTAGAACAAAAAAGAGATGAAGAAATAAGAGAAAATAATGGTTATTCTAATCAACCTGTAGAAAGACTAACAGAAATGATAGAAGCATTGTGTAGAATTATTAAAAAATTAGAGGAGGACTAAATCAAAATGAATAAAGAAGAATTACTAGATAAACTAAGAAAAATGCTTTTTACAACACAACAAGCAAACGAATGTGGATTATCAAATAATGACTTTAAAGAAGATATAGAAACACTATCTGAAGCAATAGGATTAATTGAAAAACAAGAAAAAGAAATACATAAATTAAGAAAAAAGAATAATGATTTATTAAGTAAATTAAGAAACAGAATAAAGCAAGTAAATAAATTAACAAAGTATAGTAATTATAAAAAAGAGTTTTCAAATTTAAATAGAAAAATAGAAAAACAAGAAAAGATAATAGATAAGATGGCAGAAGATATTGAAGAACATATGTCAGAAGAAGTTTATAATTTCTTATATATCTGCGACAAATGTAAAAGCAATAATGAAGAATGTCATGGAGATTATTGCACAGAAACAATAAAAGAATATTTTAAGAAAGATGTAGAAAAGTGTTAAATGTGAAAGGAGAAAGTATGTCAAGAGAACAAATAAATCCAAAAACATTAGAAATGTTAGATAACGAAAATATTAAAGAAATTCAAATGCGAAAAATAGGGCTATTAGATGTATTTGGAAAGATAGAGATTGATATAACTTATAATAATAATTCAAAAAAAGAATTAGTTGCAATAAGTCCAATAGATACAAATCAAATTAAAGAATGGTTAGAAGGAAATAATTTATTAGATAAAGCAAGGTTATATGAATTTTAGTGAAAGGAGAATAATAATATGGATAAAAATACAGAAAAAGCATTAAATAATTTAATAATAAAAATAGATGAATTAGTAAATGAATTAGAAAATGAAGATTTAAGCAGTGAAGAAAAATTAGCACAAGCAAGTGTATATTTTAATATTTTTAAATTTATAAAAAAAAGAAGATTACGAACATAATATAGCAGTTCTTGATAATGATAGAGTTAAAAGAAAATTTAGTTTACAAGATTTAGATTTGTAAGAGAAAGGACGACAAGATGAAATTGTTTAGATTTATGAGTTCATCAGAATTTAATAAATACATTAATGGAGATAAACTAATAAACAATAACGATCATAAATTTTATAAAACCGCTTCTACAGGATTCTGCTTTTTTAATTATGCAGAATATAATCCAGAAGAGATGCTGCACTCAGTAACAGGAATTGTGAGTATGGATATATGTTGTATATTTGAAGTGTCGAGAAATTTCGTAAAAAAAAGTTATGGAAGATATTCTAAAGCAAAATATAAAGATAGTTTTAAAAGAGAAATAGTAGTTGCAAAAGAGTATTGTACTACAGAATATTCAAAGGAAAATTTTAAATTATTAAAATACGCAATTCCAGATTGGTTTAATTGGGAAAAATGGGATTGGAAAGAATTATAGGAGGAAAACAGTATGCCAAACTACAAGTTACCAAAAGAATTAAAAAATAGAATGGAAAGAGAATTAAGGCAATATTATGATAATAGGAAAAAACTAGATAAATTAAAAGCCAGATTTGAAGAGAATTGTCCTAATAGTAGTCGTAGTTTGATGTATTTAGAAGAAAGATTAAGTTATGTAGAAAATGTCTATAAACGATTAAAACCATTTGAGCAAGAAGTATATAATTTAATATTCAAAGAGAAATGCAACTCTACATATTGCCAAACAATGAAGCAAATAGACAAAACAACATATTATAATATTTACAATAAAAGTATATATTTTTTAGCAGAAGAGTGGGGAGAAGTCTAAAAATACAGAAAAAATAAAGAAAAATAGGGGTATTTTCTGTGTTATAATAAAGACGTGCAAAGAAAAAAGCCAAGAAATGGAATGTATTAGCAACTTATGATGCTAAACCTTCTAAAAGAGAAGTCCGACGGCTTCTCTTTTATTATAATATAAGGAGTAATTATGGAAGATATAAAGGAAAAATACAAAGAAACCAAATGTCTTGAATGTGCTAATAAAAAATCAAAAATCGAAGAAGACAAATGCGACATTAGAACATATCAATATAATGACTACCAATATTGTAAATGTTGTAACATGACTAATGATAAAAAAGAAATTAAGCAAAAAATAATATAAATAGTATGTAGGGCATGATAATAATATTAATTAAAATAAAACCATTAAAAACAAGACAAGTATTGCTACTGTTCCCTTAATTTTATGTATTTATTTTCATTATCATCATTATTTTAGTTAATATAGCCTCTTAAATCATACCTTACATAGTGTTTATATTAATAGGCTAGGATATTGATTAAGCACGTTCCGAGTATTTCTAAAAAATGTATCACTATATATTTCAAGAAAGTTTCTCCGAATAAGAGCTATTTTATACATAACTTATAGAGATTCCTAGCAAATCTCTTTATATTACAGAATAGTGTAATAGGTAACACATGAGATTTTGGATCTCAAATTCTTAGTTTGAGTCTAAGTTCTGTAGCCATTAGATAGTATGTAGTGATGTATATATGGAAAAATACAATAAAGCGCTCATTGTGTTGTAGTATATATATCATTACATAGTGTTTAATGGAAGGAGATAATGCATGGAGCAAGCAATAAAATTATTAAATGAATGGCAAGAAAGATTAGGATTGCAAGATTGGGCAATAACACTTAGGATTGATTGCAAAATAGATGAAATGGAATTAGGAGAAGTAGCAGGAGAAACAGAATGGAGTTTAAGTATTAAAAGTGCTGCTATAAAAATAATTAGCGAAAAAGAATATGGAGAAAGAATCGTACCGTACGATTTTGAAAACATATTAGTACATGAATTATTACATTTAAAATTTGGATTAATAGATCAAAAAATAACATCATATGAAAGTGATGTAGCATATGAAGTAAGACATCAATTAATAGATGATATTGCAAGAGCATTAGTAATGGCAAAAAGAGGAGAAACAAAACGAAGGCTAAATTGTGATAGAGTCAAAGATATGGGATTGGAGGGCTAATTATGTATAGATGCGAAATCTGTAAGCAAGTAACTAAACCAGGAGAAAAACAAAACAAGAAAATAATAAAAACTAGAGACAGAATATATCACAATACAGATAAATATGGTAAAGAAGTAATATCAGAAGGAACAGAAATAGTAAAAGAAATAAATGTATGTGATAAATGTTTTTCAAAGGAGGACTAACAACATGAATGATAAAGCAAAATATATTGAAGTAAATAAAGAACAACAAGACAGAATAGATTTAATACGCAGTTCATTTTCTAATATGTATGATGTATTAGATATAAATTGTAAAGGAAGCAGAGAGACATCATTAGCATATACAAAATTAGAAGAGGCACAATTTTGGGCTATAAAAGGAATAACAAGGGAGGACTAATAAAATGGATTTTGGAGATGCAATAAAAGCAATTAAAGAAGGAAAGAAGCTAGCAAGAGAAGGTTGGAATGGAAAAGAACAATACATAGAATTAGCAGAAAGAGTAAGTTATATGAATCCGCAAGGAGTATTAATAAATGAAGGACATGCTGATATTGGAAATAAAGTATTAGCATTTATAGGAACAAGAGGAGTGCAATTAGGTTGGTTAGCGAGTCAAGCAGATATGTTAGCCGAAGACTGGTATATTAAGGAGGATTAACAATGGGCAGTAAAGAATATTTAGAGAAATGTAAAGAAATAGTTAAAGCATACACATTAGAACATTTTGATAAAACAGATGAATTAGAAACATTTGAAATATATGTAGTATGGTATTGTAAAACATTGCAAAATCACAAGGCATTATTAAGTACATCTTTGAAAGATGGTATGTATTATGAACTAACATATAATGGAGACAAGAAAGAATTATATTTTGATGCATATAAGAAATTTGAAAATAGATTAATTAAGATTGAGGATTAATAGTATGAAAAGTATTAAGTATTTTATAAGATTCATAAAAGAAACAAAAGAATACAGAAAAGAATCAATAATACATCAAATACTACATAATAAATTACTAAAAAGAGCAATATGGTATGCTAAGGCAATGAGATTAACAGACAAAATGATAAAGCATTACAACAAATCAATTCAAGTTATTAATTGATGCTAGATATAAATTAATATAAATTATGTTTATTATATTATATATAATTGATATTCTATTCCTTTTCAATTGAACACTAATCTAGCAAGTGTTCATATATAATTATATGTTGTATGTAGTGTTATAAAATAGAACGCAGAATGGCAAATATTAGCCGTTTTATACTAGTTTGCAATATTCTATAGTTATAGCATTACATAGAGCATATAGAAAAAATAATAAATGGTGGGTGGTATGAATGACAGATAAGCAGAAAAAATTTTGTAATGAATATCTAAAAGACTTTAATGCAACGAGAGCTTATAAAGTCGCATATCCTAATTGTAAAAAAGACGAAACAGCAAACGCAGCAAGTAGTAGGCTGTTAAGAAATGTTAAGGTTCAGGATTACATAAATAATAAAAAAGAAAAACTTAAAGAAAAAATGGAAATATCACAGGAACGAGTATTACAAGAAATGGCAAGAATAGCATTTGGAGATGTGAGAAAATTATATAACGAAAGTGGTGGACTAAAAAATATACAAGATTTAGACGACGATACTGCAGCAATTGTAACAGGAATAGAAACAACAGAAGAATTTGATGGTTATGGACAAGATAGAGAACAAATTGGATATACAAAAAAAGTTAAGATGGCAGATAAAACGAAAGCATTAGATATGTTAGGAAAATACTTTGGAATGTTCAAAGAAAAGGTGGAAGTTAATCAAGACAAGCCTTTCGAGGTTAATATTAATATAAAAAGAAATTAATAAGCAACACATTATGTTACTAACGTATTTTCAATACTTACAGGCGATTAAGTCTTATTTTCTCACAGGAAAAACACCATAAAAATGACATTTAATATACATAATGTAGATTATGAAAGGAGTAATGTTTTAAATGGACGTAGATATAACAGAAAAACAAGATTTATTTATTCATTCTACAGCATTTGAAACATTATTTGGAGGAGCAGCAGGAGGGCGGAAAATCATTTGGACAGTTGGTAGATGGACTATTATATGCATTACAATATCCTAAATCTAAACAAATAATATTCCGTAGAACATTTGCAGATCTTGAAAAATCATTAATAAGAGTAAGTTTAGAGTTTTATCCTAAAGAAGTTGCTTCGTATAATACAAGTAAACATATTTGGAAATTTAAAAATGGAAGTATTATTGATTTTGGTTATATAGATAAAGAGAATGATGTTTATCAATATCAATCAGCAGAATATGATGTAATACGTTTTGACGAGCTAACACATTTTACAGAGTATATGTATACATATATGATAAGTAGATGTAGAGGAGCTAATCCATATCCTAAAGGAATAAAAAGCTCAACAAACCCTGGAGGAATTGGACATACATGGGTAAAAGAGCGATTTATAGATTTAGGAGAACCTAATCAAGTACATACAGTAACATTAGAAACAGGGGAAATAACAACAAGAATATTTATTCCTAGCTTAGTACAAGATAATATATTTTTATTACAAAAAGATCCAGATTATGTAAGAAGATTAGATAACTTACCAGAAAAAGAAAGAAAAGCATTAAAATTTGGAGATTGGGATATATTTGATGGACAATTCTTTCCAGAGTTTAATAGGAATATACATGTATGTTCTCCATTTGAGATACCAAAAGATTGGAGAATATATAGAACAAGAGATTATGGACTAGATATGTGTGCAACATACTGGATAGCAATGGACTATAGAATGCATATTTATGTATTTAAAGAATTATACGAAAGTAATCTAATAGTTTCAGAAGCAGCAAAAAAAATAAATGAAATGACAAATGAAAAAATAACAATAGATTATGCCCCACCAGATTTATGGAACAGAAATAAAGATACAGGAAAATCAACAGTAGATATATTTGCAGAAAGTGGACAATATTTAACTAAGGCAGATAACAATAGGGTAACAGGTTGGTTAGCCGTACACGAATGGTTAAAAGTATATGAAGATGAACAAGGTCAAAAGACAAGTAGAGTACATATATTTAGTAATTGCAAAAATTTAATAAGAACATTACCAGCTATACAAACAGATGACAAAAATCCAAACGATGTTGCTATAGAGCCTCACGAATTGACTCATGCACCAGATGCATTTAGATATTTTTGTACGATGTGGCAAACACCAATGATTAAAAAAGTTACACTACCAAAGGGAAATTATACAGTAGGAGAATTAGAAGATTTAGGATATAAAACTACAGAAACAACAATAAAGACTAATATAGTTAAATCAGTAATGAATAGGAGGAGAAATTAATTATGGTATATGCACTTATTATTACATATATGATATTGCTACCAATAGTATTGATTGCTTTTTTATGGAAGATATTAGATACAATAGAAAAAAACAATAAAAATGAAGAGAATAAAATAGAAGAGAATAAAAAAAATAATAAAGTAATAAGACAACATAATACAATCAAACAATCTAACTTCGAAAATAGTTTCGGCGGTAGAAAAACATATGAAATATTTAAAAATACAAACGGACTATATGAACCAGTAACACCCTCTAAAGGAATAAATTTAAAGAAAAAGGAGGAATAAAAATTGGAAGAAAGAACAGAAGACTACGAAGAATTAATCAAAGAAAAAGAAGCAAAAAAAAGAGCAATAATGAGTGAAAGCGAAATTGAAGAAGCGGAACAATATCTTGTATGGTACAGAAGAGCATACCAAGATAAACAAAGAGTAGGAGTAGTACAAAAATGGCAAGATGTTGAAAAGTATTGGGAGGGAGATTTTGAATATGAAGACGATCAAGCAGCACCTAATACTAATATAACAAATTCAAATGTAGAAGGGCGAACAGCATTATTATGTGATCAAAATATTGCGGTACAAGTAACCCCAAGAGAACCTGGCGACAAACCATTTTGCGATATGGCAAGAACAGTCGTAGATTTTATTAAAGATAGAAATAGAATGTATAGAAAAATAGAAGTACACGAACGCAGACGTGATATGACAGGAACAGGAATATTTAGAGTTTTATGGGATTTTGACGAACTTAATGGTAAAGGGTTACCGATAATAACGTCAATACACCCTAGTAGAATATTTGTAGATCCAGCAATAACTGATATATATAATATTCAAGAAGGACAATATATAATTGAAAGTTCAAATAAATCAATATATAGTGCCAAAATAGAATATGGAGAAGAGCTGGCAGATGCCATTATTCCTAACTTAGATCCAGTACAAAATATTTTGATTGAAAATGAAGAAGATCAGTATGTACATTTAATGGTATGGACTAAATACAAAGAAAATGGAAAGCTAAAATTAAGATTAGTTGAAATGTCAGGAGATGGAGTAATACTTAAGGACACCAAAAAAGCATTAAGAGAAGAAAATCAAAAGCGAGAAGCGGAAGATGAACAAGCAATATTTGAAGGTAAGAAACAAGCAAAAAGAGAGCCATTAGAATTATTTCCAAACGATAAATTTCCATATTTCTTTACACCAGATATGTTTAGAGAAAATACAATATGGGGTAAAGGAACAGCAGAATTAGTTTTAGGAATAAGTGATCAAATAGACGATTTAGACGATAACTTGTTGAGAAATGCAAGATTAACAGGAAATCCAATGTGGGTTGTAGGAAATAGTTCAGGAATAGATGTAGGCAAAGTAACAAACTCTCCAGGACAAGCAATACCAACTAATGATATGAACGGAATAAAATGGTTAACACCACCAAATATTCCACAATACATAATCAATAAAAGAACAGAATTAATGAATAACGATAGACAAGTAGTTACAAGATTTACAGACCAAATGATTGGAAAACAACAAAGTGGAGTAGATACAGCTACAGAAAGTCTTGCATTACAAAATAGTGGTAATTCAATGATTAATCATAAAAAAGAAATATTACAAGTAACATTAGGAGAAGTGTTTGAATATGCCCTAGAGTTAGCATTAATGAATTGGAATACAACAATGTTATTTAGAATAACAGGAGAAAATGGAGAAGATACATTCTCAGAATTTAATCCAGATTTACTTAATCATGTACCAGTAATGATAGAATCTGATACAGATTACAGAGAAAAATATAAAGAAAAATGGAAAGAAAGAAATCCAGATAAAGATATAGAAAAGGATTTAGATCCAGAAGAATATAAATACATGCAAGTAGAAGATGAACAAGGAAATAAAGAAACAAGAAAAATAGAATATGATTTAATTATATCTGTAGGAGCTGGATTGCCAAACAACAAAGCATATAGATTCCAAATTGTTACTCAAATGTATGAAAGAAAAGCAATATCAACTAAAGAATACAGGGATTACATAAGAAAAGAACTAGGAATGGATTTACAAGAATATCCAGAAACAATACAAGAACAACAACAGATTGGATTAGTCGACGAAGAAAATATACAAAAAAAACAACAACTAGGACAAATGCAAGATGCCAATATTGAAGGATTAACAGCAGCAGGTAATCCACAAACCAGTTATATGAGAGGAGTGTAAAAAATGGATATATCTAAATATATAGTTAAAGATACAACAAAATGTGAATGCAATCATCAATTTGATATTCACGAAATTAATAAATTAGAAAACATAACTAATCATAGATTTTATTCAAATACTGTAAAGACTTGTTCAGTTATAAAATGTCCTAAATGCGGAAAAGAAACAGTTCTATTATTAAAACAAAAAGGACAAACATGGGAAATTATAGGAATAGCAGTAAAAGAAGAATTACAAAAAAGTTTAAGTGTACCAAAACAAACGACAATCGAAAATAAGACAGAAAATAATACAAGTAATGAACTTATATGTCCTATATGCGGAAAAGTTTGTAAAAACAAATCAGGACTTAATGCTCACATGAGAACACATAACAATAATTAATGTTAATTTCTACTATTGTAGATAAAATAAATTAGAGGAGTAAACCTGGCTAAAAATCATTAGAGGACAAAACCTGGCTAAAAATGGGAAAGGAGACATCATGGAAAAAGAACAAGAGGGAATCGTACTAGAAACAGGCGATTTAGAACAAGAGGGAATCGTTTTACCTGGAGTAGAGGAAGAAGTTGAAGAGGAAACAGAAACAGAACAAGATACAGAAACTCAGGCAACAGATAACTCTGCTAGCGAAATAGACGAAGAAAAAGAAAGTCTTAAAAGAGCTTTGAATGCTGAAAGAAAAGCTAGAAAGATTGCAGAAAAGGAAAATAAAAGCTTTGAAGCAAGATTGAAAGCATTAGAGGAAGCAAACAAAGTTCCAAGTAAGACAACAGAAGAAGAACTAATAGAAAATGGAATTGATGAAAGTGTTGCTAAGACTATTGCTGCAGCGATAGACAAAAAGCAGACAACAAATTCTGATCTAGCCAAGGAGTTAGCAGATGTCAAATTCCAAAGTTCTTTAAATCAAAAAAGTAAAGAAGAAGGTTTTGATGACATAATAGACTATGCCGACGAGATTAAGGAATTGGTAGACAAAGGCTTAACTATTGAGCAAAGCTATTATGCAGTTACATATGATAAATCTAAAACACACAATACCAAATCTGAAATAGAACGTAAAGTAGAGGCTAAGATGCAAAATAATCAAGCCAGAAAAAATATTTTAGGAAATGTCAACAGCAATGCTGGAGTAAGTGTAAATACAAAACCAAAAGTACAATTAAGTGCTGAAGAAAAAGCAATTGCTTCAATGGCTGGAATGACACCAGAGGAATATGCTGCTATGCGTAGTATTGACAATGTTAAAGATTATCAGAAGTATACAAGTAAGAAAAAATAAGTGCTAATTTCATTTCTTATATTTGCACAAATAAAAAATAAAAATATAAGGAGTGATTTAATATGCCAACAACAAGTACAGTAATGACAAGAGATAATTTTGCTGAATTATTAACACCAATTCACAAAAAAGTATTCTTTGATTCATATAACGAAAGACCAATGCAATATAAAAGAATATTCAAAGTAGAAAAAATGAATGCTAAATCACAAAGCTACCCACATTTAGGAGCTTTTGGATTATGGCAAGAAAATCAAGAAGGAAACGAATTTAATCAAGACAGATTTGATCAAGGACAAGTAGCTTCATTCGAAGCAAGAAGATTTGACAAATCTTATGATCTAACATGGGAATTAGTACAAGACGATTTATACAACGTAATGAAAGGTATAGGAAAAGGTGGATCTGCTAAAGGTTTAGGTAGATCTCTAAGAGCTACAGAAGAAACAGATACAGCTAACGTATTATTAAACGGTTTTACAAATGTAGGATATGATGGAAAAGCATTATTTGCTACAGACCACCCATTAATTAACTCAACAAGAGTAGTTTCAAACTTAATTGAAGGAGCATTAAGCGATGAAAGCTTAAAAGCTGCATTAAAATTAATGAGAACTCAAAAAGATGAAGCTGGAATACCAATCGCAACAAGAGCAACACAATTAGTTATTTGCCCAGAATTAGAATTTGCTGCAAAAGCAATCGTACATTCTATATTACAATCAGGAACAAATAACAATGATGTTAATACAGTTCCAAACTTAGATATAGTTGTATGGGATTATTTAGATGATCCAACAGGAGCAATGAAACCATGGTTTATTCAAGATACAACTATTGATAATCTATTATTCTTAAGAAGAGAAGAGCCAATATTTGGATCTAAACAATTAGAAAGAAAAATGGATTACAATATGTATGGATATACAAGATTCGACACAGGTTACTGTGATTGGAGAGGATTAGTTGGATCTAAAGGTATTAATGCACCAATTGTAGTTCCATCTAATACTACAAATACAGACGACACAAATACTACAAATGATACTACAGATACAGAAAATAATGGTGGAAATTAAGCAATATAGGGAGACAAAACTAATTGTCTCCCTTATTTTTAAATGAAAGGAGACAAAAAATGGCAAAATCAAGTGAAGAAATAAGTAAATACAATACAAGTGGTGGAAAGCCAGATTCAAATATAGCAAATGATGCAATGCATTTAGGCGGAATACCAGCCCAAGAATTTGCAACAGAGAAATATGTACAAGACTATCATGGAGCAAAAGAAGAGTTACAAAAACAATACATAGATAGCCAAAATGCAGAAAAGTTGCAACAATCTAAAAATTATACTGATACAATGATAGAAAATCAAGATTTTTCAAGTTTTGCAAAAAAGACAGATGTAAATGCATTAGATCAAAAATTAACTCAAAAAATAAATAATGATATATCTAATTTAGATACTCAAATAGATAATAGAATAGATGAAGTTGTAGCAGATGTAAACGAAAATCAACAACAAACAAATAATGAAATTAATGCTATTAATTCTAATATATCAAGTATTAACCAAAATATTAATAGATTACAAGCTCAGATAACACAAGAAGCTAATACAAGAGAAGCTGCCGATACTTCAATTAGTCGAAATGTATCAGAATTAGGGGGAGATGTAGCAACATTACAAGCACAGCAAGAAGAACTTTTTACATCTGTCAGTAATGGAAAAAGAAATGTCGCAGCCGCCATTACTGGCAAAGGAGTACCAACGGCTAGTGATGCTACATTTAATACAATGGCTAATAATATAGGATTAATAGAATCAGGTATAGATACGTCTGATGCAACAGCTACGGAAGAAGATATATTATTAGGAAAAACAGCTTATGCAAATGGATATAAACGTTATGGAACTTATGTTCCAGACGGAGAATTTGGATATCCAACATATGGAACTAACACAGCACATGCAACAGCAAATGCAAATGATATAGCATTAGGAAAATCTGCTTATGTTGGCGGTAGATATGTTGTAGGAGAAGCTGGAGATCCAAATGTAGAAGAAGTATATGCAACAATTAAAGATGGCGGATATGTTGATTATAATCTTAATTATAAAGATAATGATGTTGTTCAAGTATACAATATGGCGATAAGTCCAAACTTAGATTATATGGTAAGAGCAGTTGTATTTGACAATAATGCAGGTAGTTCAACTAATTGGGCAATTGAAAGCTTTCCATTAGATGATAGCGGAATGATTAGATTAGAAACAGAAAATCAACAAGGTAATATAGTATTTAAGAAATATAGATACAGCAAAGCTGAATTAAGTATTGATGCTAATACAACAGTAAGTGCTATTGATTTATGTTTTGGAGCACCAGGATATGGCAATGATAGTTCTAAATGCTTGCTTTTGATACAAGAACACACTAATGGAGCATACACAACTGATACATCAATACTACATTTTTATACATATAATTTACGTGAGAATGGAGTTATTGGTTATATGTATTCTAACCAAACAAGTATTATTAATGATTTTACATATACAATTCAAAATTATGGTATTCATATTATAGGTTCTTACAGACCAAATGAATTTTATTTAATGGCTAATACTAATTATAGTACATCTTCTGGATATAGTCATACATTATATAGAGTAAGATTAGTTGAAGTTGGTGGAACATTAACTGCAATAGTTAATACAACTTCTATACCAATGAGTTTTGCTAGTTTTGGAAGAATTTATACTAAATTTTCTGCAGATGGAAATTATGTATGTAATACTGCAACAGGCGATGTAATGCTATTTGATAATAATGGCGATTTTTTGGCTATAGGAGGAGGCGTACCAAAACCAAGCTCAATGTCAGCAAATGGTGTTTCTTACTGCATGATTCCTGGAACTAATAAAATAATTGGGTTGTTTACATATGAAGGTAATGGTAGTGAAAAATCATATCTAATTATAGGTAACCTTACTTATAATGACAGCATTAATTTAATATCAACAAGAGAAAAAATTGTAGAATTAGAATTATTTACAAGTCATGTAATTATACCATATTATAGTCCATCTTTAGTAACATTAGATGGGGAAAAAATTAATTGTATGATGTCTGTAAAAAGGACAGCTAGTGGAGATTCAGTATATTATCCAAGAATAATATCATATGATATGCAAGATATTGAAAATGCACAAGAAAACGATTTAATTAATATAAGTGATGAACTATACAATTTTGCTTATGATAATACTAATTATATGAGTAATGGATCATCATTTTGGGGATATTATTTTATGCAATATAACTTGAATACATCACGAATAATAGCGATGGCTGGTAAAAACGGCATTTCTAATGCTACAACTCAAAAATATGCAATATCAATAGACGGAAATAATGAATCAGACGTAATTGGTATTAAGTATAAAGGAGCTTATTATCATAGATTCCAAGAGCATGCATTAACTGCAGGACAACCAGATGTAGCTGCAGGAAAAACATTCATTGGTTGGCAAGGATATCCAGAAGTCGGAACTAGAACATAGATAGGAGGAAAAGAAAATGATAAATGAATTGAAAATGGACGAACTTAAAGATCTATTTTTCTATACGTTTGGTATTGTGCCATTACAAGCATATGGAGCAATAGGCGATGGGTATACAGATAATAGATTAAAAATACAACAAGCAATATATGATGCAATAGATGTAGGAGCTAAATATGTATATGTTCCAAAAGGTAATTATTATTATTCACAACAATTATTTAGAGCAAACGAAGTAATATTTGTTGGAAATAATACAGATGCATACATTAAAGATATAGAAATAAGACAATTTCCAGATTTATGGAATGAAGCACAAGCAACAACAGGAGCAATAACGCCAATAGGAGGAATAATATTAACCGCTTCTGTAGAGATACCAGAGAATTATTTAGAATGTAATGGACAAACAGTAAATACAGCTGATTATATGGCATTATATGAAAGTATAACAGAAAATATTCCAGATGAATATCCAGAAACATTTACAATTCCAACATTAAGTACAGGAACAGCTGGAATAAAATATATGATTAGAGCCAAATAGAAAGGAGGCAACAATATGGCAATAGTAAGTAGGACAACAGTAGGGCAAGTATTAGATGATATACAAACAAGATTACCACATGAATATATAGATGATACACTTTTTATATGGATCAACGAAACAATGAAAAAGATATATAAAGATTTAGCAATTCAAGATGAGTATTCATTCACAACTAGAGCCAATAACGAATTATATACACTACCTATAGATTGTAGTATAGATATGATTGATAGTGTAACAATATCTGACAAAGCGAGAGATCAAGCCAATCCATACAATTGGGGAACATTCTCAGCATTAAAATCATATTTACCAGATGATAATATGACAAAACCAGGATATTATGATGGAAGAGATGGAGCAATAGGAATATATCCTGTACCAAAAGATGTAAGAAAAGTAGATATATATTACAGAAAGAAACCAAAAATGGTAACAAAAAGAGAAGATTACATAGAATTAGACGATAATTTTATAGATTTAGTTAAGTACAATGTTATGTCTATTATAGCAATGTCAGGACATAATCCAGATACAGAGCTTTCTAATCAATATACACTTTTATACAACAATTTAGTAGTAAGGGCGAATGAAAACAAAAACGAGCAGCAACAAAGATATCCTCTAATACGAGATGTTAAAGTAAACATAAAAAAGAGGAGGGGATAAAAGATGTGGCAAAATCCTTATTTAGAAACTATACACACTAAAAGTAATAATCAAATAAATTACTTAGCTGGAGGAATTAACAATATTTACCCAGCACAAAACTTGCAAGATGATGAATGTCAAGATATGAAAAACTTTTGCTTAGACTTTTACCCTGCATTAACGACTAAAATAGGAAGAACAGTAAGAAAAAATCCTGGATCAAGAGGGATACCACCAAAGTATTTCAACGTTGCAGGAGTTAAATATTTATTTTATATACAAGATGAAAAGCTTAAAGATATGGACGGATCAGTTATTGCAAGCGGTATAACTGGCGATAAATTCAGTCATGTATATTATGCAGACGGTAATAATGAATATATGGTCTTATATGGAGATGGAATAGTGCCAACAAGATTTAAGCTTCCATTATCTTCTGTAGATACACCACAAATAGTTCCATTACCATTAGATGATGACCAACAGCCAATAGTGTTTGAGCATATGTGCTACCACAAAAACAGAATGATAGCAAGTAAAGGAAATATGTTATATTTTTCAGCATTACAAAATCCAATGGATTGGACAACACCAGATAATTCAAGACAAGACAGAGTTCCTAACTGTAATCAAATAACAGGTCTAGTGTCATTTGATGATAAATTAATAGTATTTAGTGAAAAGAATATGCATTTATATTATGGTTCAAACGTAATATCTGGACAAGCAGATTCATATACTTGTGTATCATTAGATAACGATATAGGCTGCTATGATCAACAAACAATAAAAGTACATAATTCATTATTATATTGGCTATTTGGTAGAAGTATTTATGAATATGATGGATCATCAATACGCAATATTGAGAAGCCAACAAGTAATAATGGAATAACAGGCGGAATAAAAGAATTTATTGATGGGATAACAATAAACGAAGCTAAAGATGTAAGTGTTGCAGCTAGTGAAGATAAGATATATTTCTGGTTTTATGATTATGAGTACTTTTTAATATTTGACCAAAGATTAAGAAAATGGACAAAGGAAACAGTAAGGGAAGAAGACCAAGATATATATACAATGATTTGTGATTCTTATTCAGATTTAAACTTCTCACAAACGCCAAATCCTATATATGGATTAACACAAAATGGAGTAATATACGAAATAACAGGTGGACGTAAAGATGGATTAGAATATATTAAAACATATGGTAAAGAGGAATTTGTAGGAATAGATGGAATTACAGAAAATCACGACATACCATTTTACATAAAAACAAAAGAGTTTAAAAATGGAGTTCTAAGTAAAAGAAAATCATTATCTGCAATATGGATTAATTATGATTTAAGGGGAACGGCAAATTTAAGAATAACAACAGATGACAATAAAATAACAGCTAAGGAAAACGTTCTAAAACAAGGAACTAATTTAACAGAGTGCATATTAATACCTAATTATATGCAGAACGTTAATAGTTATACTTTTGAAATATATGGAGAAGGTTTAATCAAAATTTACGGTATGGAAAGGCAAGACAGGACACATAACAGATGAGATTTAGAGAATATGAAGATAATTCAGCAACAATCAAAGAATGGTCAAGACAACTAAATATTTTAAATAATGGAATATATAGATTATATCCAACCGTAGATAATACATTAATGCATTGGAGAGACGAGTTAAATAAAAATATAGGGGCTAATACATTTGAAATCCAGAATACACCAAAAACAACTTTAGTAAACTGGAAAAACAAATTAAATCAATTATATAATATATAGGTTTATGCACAGAAAGGAGTATGAAAAATGGCAGATACATTTTCAAATACTACAGACATGGCAACAAGTAATGTTCAAGCTAATCTTAATCAAATAAATAATTTACAACAACAACCAATTCAAAATAATAATAATGGAGCAGTTGAAACTAATCCAACAATACAACCACAGTCAACTCAGGTTAACCCTATTACAATTCCTATTCAAATACAACCACAAATTGCACCAACAGGACAACCACAACAAACAGTACAGCCAAATCAAAACTTACAAGTGGAAAATGCAGCCCCAACACCACAACCTTACCAAGGACAACAAAATAATAATGTAGTTAATTTTGATCAAATATACCAAAGTTATAATAATTTCAAAAACCAATCAGCAAATCAAAATCTTACACCAAGTGGAGTTAAGAAGACAAGTTACAATACAACAATAGTAACACCAACAACTACTAATATTAACTCTGTAAAAGGTCAGTACCAAAGTGCATATGCTGATACAGTAAATGGAGTAATCAGTTCTATGCTAACACAAATAGAACAGTTAAGAACAGGGGATTTTGGATATGATCCAGCACAAGATATGTCATTAAGATTAGCATCAGAATATGCTGCTAATAGTACATTACAAAGTTTAGCTGGAAGTGGAGTACTAAACAGTACTGCTACTGCGGAAAGAGTTGCAAGGATTGTATCAGAGTTAATTCCACAATATGAAGAAAAAGCATATAACAGACAAGTACAATATTTAAGTCAGCTTGCAGATACAGCTCAATTAATTATGAATTTTGACAATCAACAATTTGAATGGTGGAAAGATGCCAAAGATAGAGACTTTAAGGAAAGACAATTTGATTTTGATAAACAACAAAAAGCACTAGAAAATGCATGGAAAAGAGTAGACGAATTGGGATATGTAGACAATGAAGCAAGTACAATATTAGGAGTTAAAGTTGGAACATTATCAGGAGCAGCAAGAGAAGCTAAAGAACAAAGAGAATTTGAACTTCAAAAGATGAGAGAACAACTAGAAATACAACACGCAAACGACATAGCATTAACTAAATTGAAGATGGAATTACAATCTAAACAAGAAAAAGAATTGGCAAGTTACAATAATATGTTGCAAGTCCAAAGAATGCAGTTACAAAATAAATTAGATACTCAAAAAGCAAAAGAATTAGCAAATTATGAAAACAGTTTGAAACAAAATACTATGAAATACGAATATGAATTGGCTAAACAATATGGAAAAAGTTCTAATACAAAATCTAATTTTTCAACATATGATGACATAATTAAGAATAGATTTGCAGAATATGACGATTTTACTAAACAATATATAGTACCAGATTATGAAACATATAATCAATTAGGAAATTACTTAGATAATTTATATGCAAGCGGAGCAATAACAGAAGAAGAATTTTTACAGCTTTCAGCTAAGTATAGTAAATATAATAATCAATATAGTAATTCAAGTTCAAGTGGTTCTAGCAGCAATCCATTCGCTTCTGCAATGCTAAGTGGAGTGAAAGCTGGAATGCTTATACACAATTATAAATAGAAAGTAGGTGGAATAATGAGTATATTAGATGATGAAGAATACAAAAAGAGATTAGAACGAGCAAGACAATTAAGAGAAACAATAGGATTTACAACAAATTTTGATACACCTAATAATTCTACATCTTTTTCTAGTGATACAGAATATCAAGAAAGATTAAATAGAGCCAGAGAATTAAGAAACTCTGTAGGTATGATAACTGATAGTGATTATAATATACCAACAATAGAAGAAATATCAGAAAATAATACTATACAAGAAACGGTAAATGAGCAAAAAAGAACAAATCAACAAAAATACAATGAAGATAATATTCAAAATGTAAAGAATAATTATGCTGATACTATTACAGAAAGCCAATCAGCTATAGAAACTAATATTAAAGATACTTCTGCAAAGGACACTTTAAAGAAAGATAGATATAATTTTATAGTTAATGGAAAGAAACCAGAAAACCTAATGACAGAAGATGAACTAAACCAAAAAGAACAAGAAAAACAATTAGAACTGATGGCAAATACTGACAAGAATCCTCTTTCACAAATAGGTAAAATTATAGAAAATATGTGGCTAGGTATAGCAAGTAATGCTAAAGCAGCCGTAAACTATATTGCTGATAGTCAACATACCAAAAAAGAAGAGGCACTATTATTAGCAGGAAAAAATGATATTGTTTCAGAAGCGTACAAATGGGAAAATATTAATAAAAACTCTCCAATGAATACAAATAAAACTACAACCCAAGTAAATAAGCCTAGTGATGCAAATTCTATTCTAGCAATTGATAAATTAAATCAAAACCATAAAAACAATTTCTTGTTTGATGAAAAGGAGTTACAAAATAAATTAACAGCAAAAGTAGATGAAACTAGAGATATTTATGGAGATATTGAATTAAATCCATTAAATAGAGAACTTTCAAAATCTATTGCAGCCGATCAAGAAAAAATTGCAACTAATGCATTACAAATTGAAAATCCAATAATGAAGAAAGTGGCAGAATTAGCACCAAGTTCAGGAAATAGCTTGTTTGGAGCTGGAATTTCTGCATTAAATCCATATTTAGGTATGACATATTTTATGATAAGTGCTGCTGGAATGTATGAAGCTGATGGAAGAAGTAGAGGAATGTCAAAAGATCAAGCTAAAAAATATGGTTTACTTATGGGGTATGCAGAAGGTGCGACAGAAATGTTAGAGATCAGTAATTTATTAAAAGCTGGAAGCTCATTAAGAAAAGGTGCAGTTAAGGAAGCATTAAAATATTATGGTTTAGATATGGCAGATAATGCAATACAAGAAGCAGTTATTGATCCTATTGATGAAGTTGCATCATATGTAACAAGTGGAAAAACTAAGCATGATTATTCAACAAGAAAAGGTTGGGAAGAATTAGGAAAAGACATGGTACAAGATGGTATAGATGGAGCATTATCAGCACTGTTAATGAATGGAATTGACGTTGGAATCAATTCTGTCAATAATGTGTATAACAAAATCAAAAAAGGAATAAAACCAACTAAGAGTGATTATCAAAAAGCATATACAGATATTAATAATAATCCTAATATAGACGTAGAGCAAGTTATAAAAGAATCTTTAGAATATGAAAAAAATAAAATCATGAACGGAAAAAAGGAACAATTATATTCATTAATCGACTTTGATGGAGATCAAAATGTAACAGGTATTAAACAAGTAGCTGGATATCCTATAGAATACAATAACGATAAAGTAAATATAACACCAGCAGTAATATATACAGATGGTTTCTATAATATTATTGATACAGAAACAGGATTAAAATTAGATACAACACAATACAATACACAAGAAGAAGCAATTGAAAACTTTTATAATATTATGAATAATCCAAGTAATACTTTAGTTAACAGTATAAATACCGAAATAACTAACGCAAAATTAGCATTAGCAGAAAAGATGCAAGAAGTCCAAACAAAAATAATAACAGATCCAGAAAAAGCACAAGTAGAAACATCACTTGAATTTGTTCCATCAAATGATTTATATTCAGCAGCAGAGACAACAGATATTCTTAATAGATTTGAAATTAAGGAGAAAATTAAAAATAGACCATATTTAGGTCAAGAAATAAACGATATTATTAATAATAATCTAGCAGAAAACAACCAGAATGAAAATATAGGCAATTTTAATAATCAAACTGTAAATAATACCATTGAAAACGCAAATGGTCAAAATAGCGAAAATAATGCAAATAAAACACCAGAACAAAGTAAGTTTTATGAAGACAAACTAAATTATGCAGTTTCAAATGTAGAAGATATAGAAAAAGCATTCAATAAAAAGAAAATATATACATTAGACGAAGTATATGAGACAATGCAAGATGTATTAGAAGTTACTTACGATAATACATTAGATGACGACATGTATATTGACTTAGAAGAAAAAGACGGTAAATTAGAAGCGGTATTATATGATGGAAGAGAAAGCGACGATATTATTGATAGTATTCCAGAAATAAATAGAGTTGAAATCGTTAAGAATAAAAACGGTAAATATACAGCAGAAGCAATTAATAACGCAATAAAAGAAGCTGCTACTATGCCAAATGAAAACAGTCCTATACAAGGGCAAGTAGATATAGAAGGTAATATTGTTAATAATCAAACACAAAAAAGAAACACATTTGAAAAAGAAATTGAAAGTTATAATAAAAAAAGAAAAAATAATAACCAAATAAATGGAGATGTACTAGAATTAAATATTAACATATTAGATGGAATTTCAAAAAAGAAGCAAAGTAGTTTTATGAATGAATATTTAAAGAATGAAGTACAAGGACATGATTATTATATTTATGGTCAAAAAATAATTGCTACTAGTGTAACTGTAGGCAAATTAAAAAATGGAAAAACAAATTTTGATAAAAATATTCCGCAAAATATAAAAAATGAAATAAAAGCAAATATTATTGGAAATTTAGATAACTTTTTATCTATTTCTCAAATATATCAGCCAGATAGAATAGATACTAAAAATCATAGTTTTGCCGATACTTTTGACAGAAGAAAAAGCATAGTTAACTATAAAGGACAAAATTATGAAGTAATGTTTGAAATTGGAAAAAAGAATGGGATTAATACTTTATATGGTATTGAAAGTGTAAAAAAGACAAATAAAAATAGACTTAGTCTCCCAAATCTTGCCTCTAATAATAGAGGTTTGAATGACACTAATAAAAGTGTCGGGTCTCATAAGTCTAAACAAAGTATAACACAAAAAAATAATTCTGTCAAATCTACTTCCCAAAATTCAAATATTCAAGAT